AAAGAGTTCCGCCCAAACCTCCTAGACCGCGCCGTCTCGGCCATCGCCCCCGCAGCAGGGATGCGTCGGATGGCGGCGCGGCAAGCTCTCCACCTGCTCAGTTACGACGGGGCGCGGCAATCCACAAAGCGATCCTCCGCCCCCCAAAACATCTCCCCGAACAGCTTCGATGTCCAGCGGGACCGATTGCAGCTCATGCGGGAGGCCGAAGACCTAGAGCGGAACTTTGCCCCAGCAAAGCACCTCAACCGGAAATATGCGCTCTATACCTCCCCGATCAGCTACCATGCGGCAACGGGTGACAGCGGGCTAGACAAGGAAGTTGAGGCGTATCTGAACGATGAGGTTTTTCCGAATTGCGATGTCACCGGCCGCTTCGATTTCTTCAAAATGATGGAGTTCGGGGTGATGGGGTGCAATCGGGGAGGAGATTACGGATGGGCGTTTCTCCGCCCCGAGTTGGAAGAGGGGATGAGCGAGGAGGAGGCGTTGCAGCTCGACCTAAAGATTCAGGCGGTTGAGCCGGATCGTATCGGCGGGATCTATCAGAACGTAGTTTCCAACGACTATGTTTCTGGATGTATCATCGGGGCCTATGGAGGGATTGACGCCTTCCGCGTGTTCCATCGGAGCATGACGACGAGCGTTTACGACAATCCCGTGGACATCCCGGCTGACCAGTTCGTGCATTTGGTTGACCCGATGCGGATCGACATGTATCGGGGTGTTTCTGTCCTCTCGACCGCCGTCCAGAATCTGCGGGACATCTACGAGATGGTGGACTCTGTTAAGGGCAAGGCGAAGTTGGCAAGTGCTCTAACAGTATTTACAAACTCCAACGGGGCCACGGTGGGAAGCGGGGCATTCGACCCCTACGGGACGACGGTTGACCAGTCTGGTGGATCGTCAGCATTGCAGCAGGACATCGCATTTGGGCAAATCAACCACCTTGCGGCGGGTGCGGACATCAAGTTTCCAACCAGCAATTCCCCTTCTTCCGAGGAGCAGGCGCTGATTACCCTGCTCCTGAAGTTTGTGGCGATGAGCTACGGGCTCCCCTACTCTTTCGCGCTGGACGCATCAACCCTTGGCGGCGTCAGCAGTCGCCTAGAGTCCGAGATGGCCAAGGCTGAATTTGAGCGCGGCCAGCGCGTCCTTTCGCCGCACGCCCATCGGATTAAGAACACGTTCCTGATTGACGCCATCGCCAAGGGGGTTTTCCCCATCGAGGTGTTGGGACAGATCACGAAGGGGCGTTGGGGATACAGACCGCATCCTCAACCCGACATCGGCAAGGAAGCGTCAGCGGCCGTCAATCTCTACCAGAGCGGCCTTCTCGACCCGATGAAGCATTGGGTGGACAACGCGCAAGACCCCGAGGCGGTGGCGGATGCGATGGCGCGTTGGGCGATCATCAAGCGCGACACGGCCAAGCGGCATGGCCTTGACGAGCAGGCTGTATTCGGGGCAGGTCCAGCGAAGCCTCTATCCCAGACGGAGAGCGCCACCGAGAGCACGACCATTGACGCTGCCAAAAAGGAGCTTTCCCGCCACGAATTCGCCAAGGAATCAACCGAATCGATGCGGCAGCGCGTGGCCGACAAAGAGAAGGCGGGCAAAGACGTTGCATCCGAGAAGGAGGCATTGATTGCGGACTTGCGATCAAAGGAATCCAGCGGGGCCGATGCAAAGGAAATCCAAGCGGGGAGGGTGGCAATTGACCGCATTAAAAGCGATTTAGAAGACGCCTATGGGGAGCTTCGCAGGGCCAGGGCGATTCTGACGAAGCGGGAGACAGATGAAGGAGCAACCGACAAAGCAAAGACGCCGAATAAGGCGAATGCGAAGAATCGGGACGAGATCCACGCCTTTGTCGAGGCGCTGAAAGGGCAAGGATACCCAGAGCAGGAAGCCTACGCCATCGCCTACGACATCGTGGACAGCGGCAAATTTTCATGGAGCAAGCTACCTGCCAACATTCAGGCGAAATACAATCTGGAGCGGAAGGAATTCAAATCCAACCCGATCTTCAACGAAGAAGATCATTCTCGGGATGATGACGGCAAGTTCGGTCCAGGCGGAGGAGGCGGAGGAGGATCTAGCAGCAAGGACGATACTAAATCCAGAGCAGACTACAGAAGCTCCAGAGCATCCGTAGGAAATATGAAGCAAGCTAAAGTTACAGGTGAAGGAGAGAACGCAACTCTAACGATGAGCGATGGGAGACCTCTGCCTGCTCATATAAAACCTTCGATGATACCCCCAGCGTATCGTCATGATATGCAAATCGCGACAGACAAGGATTCTGATGTTTGGGCAATCAGCCGAGACGAAAAAGGAAGCTCCAAGAGGGTATATAACCCTGCTTACTCGGAAAGGCAGAAAGAGACCAAATGGGCAAGAGTGAATAATGGAGTTGCTGAGTCACAAGCAATCCGCTCTAAGATACATAACGACATCAATCAGGGAGAGAACAAGGAAGAGGCGGCTGCGACATGGCTCATGTCAATGCAGGCGACTCGGCCCGGAAGTGAGAGTGACACCAAGGGGAGCAAGGCACTATGGGAAGTGCCGATCACAGCGGAGAACGTAACCATCATCCCCTCGAAAAACTCCAAGGATCTACCGAAAGTAGTTCTTCAGGTTGGAGACGATCAGATTCCGATCAGGGACGAAGCAGCAAGGAGGGAAATTCTATCCCGTGTCGAGTCTGGCAAAGAATTTAGGGACGCGGGATATTGGATTAAATCCTACGGAGCAACAACGCTAGAGGGCAGGCACGTTATTCCAGACGGCGACGGGGTGAGGTTGCAGTTCATGGGCAAGGAGGGGGTTTGGCATGATCACAAGATTTCTGACCAGAACCTTGCGAAGAATCTGCTGGATCGGAAGCAGCAATCAGGAGACGGGGGTAAGCTGTTTAATACGGATTACGCCAAGGTTTCAAAATACACCAACTCGCTAGGGAGCGGAATCTACAGTGCTAAAGACCTCCGCACGATTCGCGCAAACGAGCTGGCATCGGACATCATCGGGTCATCGGCGCGAGAGTTTGACTCGGACGCTGACAGGAAAAGCTTCATCAAGGACGTGGCAATCAAGGTTTCGGGAGTCCTCGGAAATAAACCTCAACAAGCACTTGAATCGTATATCAATCCCGCCGTCTTCGACGCGCTGAAAGTATCTAACAAAAAAGCAGCATGAAATTAGTAAACCTACCAGTTGAAATCTCATGGGGAGATAAAGAACCAGAAGCAAAAGCGGAGCCACACACGGAGGATGACGAGTTACACGATTCGGAGGATGCCACTCAGGAAGAAAAAGACCACGTCAAATCAGTTCTAGGATTCGACCTAAACGAACTTTTCAAAGATGAATAACATGACAAGCACCCACCACTTCGCATCAATGGAACGCTCGATTGTCATGGTCGCCGAGGGGGTGATTCGCGCAGCGTCGCTCATCACAAAAGGCGAGGCCACGGGACATTTCGACGACAAAGGAAGGCAAGTCGTCATTGACGACGTGACCCTTGAGCAGCTTTTCAACGTCTGCAAAAAGCTCGGAAAAATCAAGGTGAAGGCCGACCACGGAAGCGGGGTCATGGCAACGGTCGGATGGGCTGACAGCTTCTGCCTCACATCCGACAAGGTTCTTGCTGACCTACACCTCTACGACTCCGAACCCTCCCGCCCCCGACTGCTTGAGATCGCAGACAAGAACCCGAATCACATCGGGATCAGCATGGAGTTCAACGGCAAGGACAAGCCGAGCGGCAAAATCTGCTTGGCGCGATGCTCCGAAGTGTTTTGCGCGGCCATCGTGAGCGACCCCGCAGCCAACAAATCTTTGTTTCAAATCCCAGAAAAGGAGGAGGAGCAAGAACCTGAAACCAAACCAAACCAAACCAACATGGAAAACGAAGAAACCACCGAAGAGCCCACCTTGCAAGACTGCATGGCGAGGCTTGAAGAAATCGGCACGCGGTTGACGGCTCTTGAGACGCCTGCCGATGCTGACAACGAAGAAGACAAGGGACTTGAAGAAGATCCTGAAGTCGTCGCTACCGACCCCGAATCCCAGCCCGCCGAGCCTGAGAAGGTTGAGGTGGACGAGGAGAAGAAGATCGAGCTTGCCGCCAGGCGCGGGGCAGAGATGGCCATTAAGGCTTTCTCCGCAAAGCTCGGCATCACCAAGCTCGGGAAGCCTGGGGCAGCCAGCCAATCCAAGCCGACCACGAAGCACTTCGCTGAGTTCGTCGCGGATGAAGCACTTGCCAATCACGACGGCGACCAAGTCAAAGCCACGGCTCACATTCTCTCCAACAAAGCCAAGTTTGGCGATGCGTGGAAGGCATACGAGTCCCAGCGCACTGTTAAAACCGCCTAACTCAAACCAACAAAAACAAATCAAATCATGAGCAGCCAAAACGATAATGGCTTCAAGTCATTCCTAGCATCTGGGGCAATCTCGGCGTATCTCGTCGTGACGATCCAGTCCGACGGAACGATTAAAGCCGCAGCCAATAACACAAAGGGCAACGGTGTCCTTCAGGAAGACGCCGCAGATGCAAATTATGCGAGCGTGAAACTCTGGTCCGCACCAGGAACGCACATGGCCCAGATTAGCGGGTCAGCAGTCACCGCAGGGACCGCATACGGGGTCATCACTGGTGGATTCGTGGGCGTTGTCACAAACACCTACGTTACCGCGATGGAAAGCCAAGGCGACAACGACGGCGCGGTGAAAGAATTCGTGGTCAACTAAGCAACCCGACAAACGATAACACACTAAAAAAATGGCCTATACCAATGCACAAGCCACGCCGCGAAGCGATATTTACGCTCTCGCGATGCAGGCAAACGCCGACTTCAATCAACTCTGCATCGCTGACAAGATTTTTCCTGTCAAGGGAGAGGACGTGAAGCGCGGCATCTACATGCGGGCGAAGCTCGCTAACGCGGAACTGCTTAACGGAGACGCTAAGCCACGCGCAGCAGGAGACGGTTACAACCGAATCAACCGCAAATACGATACCGACACATACGATGCCGAGGAATACGGCCTGGAGGGAGTCATCGATGATTCCTACGAGGCCGAGACGGAGCGGTTCATGAACCTTGAGGCCACGGAGGCCGCTCTTCTTGAGCGTTCCCTCCGCATCTCCTACGAGGTCCGAGTCGCCGCAAAGTTGATGAGTTCATCCACGTTCACCGCCACATCTGCGGCCGTAAACTACACGGAAGACAAATTGGCTACCATCAACGTCCCCGCCGACGTGGCCGCCGCTAAACTGCGGATGCTGAAAAACGGCCTGATTCCGAACGCAATCGTGATGAGCGCGAACGTTTACGAGCGGATCTCTCGTTCGACGTTGCTTCAAAACCAAGTGTTTGGAGTCGTCCCGAAGAGCGCGGGGCAATACCTCATTCCATCGGATGCGGACATTGCGAACGCGCTCACGGTTTCCAACATCTATGTTGGACGCGCCCCGAAGAACTCGGCCGCGAAAAACCTATCCTACTCGGGAGCGTTCATCTGGGGCGACACATACATTGCCGTTTGCCAGATCAACGGCGGCGAATACACGGCGGGCGGAGTCGGGCGGACTATCCAGTGGACCAAAGACACCACAGGACTGTTCACCCCCGAGACCTATCGCAGCGATGAGCGTCGGTCCAACATCCTCCGCGTGCGTCAGCATGTGGCGGAAAAGGTGATCGATGAAACCGCGTGCGAACTCATCACCACCAGCTACTCCTAACCGATAGCGCAACCATTCCCGCCCCCATCTTTCAGGGGGCGGGAACCTTTCATATGAAAATCATTCTATCAGCAATTGCAGGGAACGAGGAGGCGGTCATTGAACGATTCGTCAGATCGTTTGCGCCAGCCGTGGACGAGTTCGTTTTTGTCCGAGCCATTGGGATCCAAGAACCAGACGAGACCGTCGAGATCATCCGCCGAACGTGTTCGGAGTTGGGCAAGGTGGCCGATTTCCTGACCTACGAAAACAAGACCGAGTTTTGCCATGTGGACAATTTCGGGACGGCGCGGCAGTTGTCGCTAACAGCGGCCGCAGACGGAGCGGAAGAGGGGGATTACATCATTTGGGCAGATGCCGACGATGTTCTCATTGACGGCGGGGCCGAGGAGATTCGGGCGGCGGCAGAATCAGGGAGCCATGAAGTTTTTCTCATGCCCTACCATGTCCGAGGGGACAAACAAGTCGTATGGCGGGAGCGGATGGTCAAGGCCGATCTAGGGGCGCAATGGGAACATGCCATCCATGAACAGATGATTTTCCCGCGAGAAGTCTCCTACCGAATGATCCGGGGAGCGGTCATTGAGCACTCCCCACTCGACGCCAAGGCGGGGGGGCATGAGCGGAACCTTGCCATTCTTCAATCGGAATTGCGGGACACGCCAAGGAATATGTTCTACCTCGCGCAAGAGCTTTTCCAGAACGGGAAGCTGCGGGAGTTCCGCCCGATTGCCGAGGCCGCGCTTGTCATTCCCAGCATGGACACGCTGGAGCGTTACGAGATCCTGATGCAGCTCGCCCAGACGCCAGGGACCAAGTCGAAGGATTTGGCGGCGTCAGCATTCGCCCTCATGCCAGATCGACGGGAGGCGCTGGCGCTGCTCACCAACTACGCCATCATTGACGGAGACCACGCCAAGGCGCTGAGCCTTGCCGACGTGATGATGTCCATCCCCAAGCCGAGGAAGACATACTGGAGCTTGAACAACGAGTGGTATGGCTGGAAGGGAGATGAGCTTTTCCGCCAATGCCTCCGCCTGAATGGGAGGGAGGACGCAGCCGATGACCATTGGCAAGAATCCAACCACCCCGATCACCCGACATTTTCCATCATCCACGCCACGCTTGATCGCCCAGATCAGGCGCTAGCAGTCCGCGAGATGTGGCTGTCCCGCGCATCCCGCCCCGAGAACGTCGATTACGTGTTCGGGATCCACAATCATGACAAGCGCAGCCTGAACGTCCTGAGTGGGATCAAGCACACCGAGACGGAACTGCTCGGATCGTCTCCGAATTGGGACGTGGCGGCGGGTGCGGCAGTTGGGGGAATCATCGTCCAGGCGTCCGATGACGGCTGGCCTCCGCAGGGATGGGATGACTCGATTCTCTCCCTAATCCCAGACGTGACGCGGCCCGTGTTTCTGGCAGGAGACGGGCATGAGAGGACGGAGCTTCCAAACCACGCGATCATGACGAGGGCCTACATGGAGATCAATGCAGCCGTAACCCTACGAAACTCTACGCATCCAGTCGTTAAATCCGCATGAGCATGAAATCCTACATGAAAGCGGACCTGTCCGAGTTGTTCGACCGAGACATGCCTGCCGAATGCCGAATCGGAGCGCAGACCATCACCGTCTTGATCGATGACATGATGAATGACGAGATTGAGGGATTCGGAGGCCCCGAGTCAATCGAGACGCAGCGGGTCCATTTCAAGATTTCCGACAAGTCATCCATTGAGATCGGCTCGCCCCTTTCGATTCGTCAGAAGCCAGAATCGGGTGAGCCCGCCCCAAAGTGGAAAATCATGATAGTTCTTTCGTCCATCACTTCGGCAGATGGGAATGAGCTAATCGCAACCGTGAGGGCAACCTAACCATGATCCTCCAAGCCGCCGCCAAGTCGATTCAAACGCTCCTACAAAAGAGCGTGGATGCGGCCGTTGGCAAAAAGAACACGGTCCATGTCTATCTGACCGACGCCGACCTGACCAAGTCCCCTATGCCGTATATCGTCATCGATTGCTCATCCTCGGAGGAGATCATCGATCCTGGGTGCGGCATCTTCAAGGTGGCTGGAAACTTGGAATTCCGCAGTTACACCAAGGCGACAAGCCCCGAGATCCGGGAAAAGATCCTGACGGCGATCAACAGTTTTGCGTATGACGACACCGCCGAAAGGCTATCCACGATGAAGAACTTTCATTGCCACGGATGGCATCCGACAACGGGGGAGATGACCCATGACAACGACTACAAGGCGACCGTATACACGATGTCCTATTGGGTTTACTGCATGGAACTGGACGAGGCAGGAGACAACACGATTCCGCTATGAAAACCGAACAAAACCAAACCACTAACTACAAAAAATCATGGCCGTAATCACCATTGGAGCAACTGGGGCAGTATGGGGCCTCACCGCAGAAATCGGACTGCTTGTGCAGACCACCACATCGAAGGACACCCGCGAGAAGAACCAAGTTCGTGACGAGCAAGGCGACTTTGCGCTGGTGAGCTTCTACAACCCGACGCAATCGCTTTCTATCTCTGGCGTCATCGCCGGGTCAACTGGGATCGCCGCCGCCGCCCCTGGGGTCGCGCTGACAGTCGCCAACGTCAACTCTACTAACGGAGTGACCACTGGCGGCATCTACACTGACGACGTGGACATCTCGAAAGGAAACACCGAGTTCAAGAAGATCACGGCAAACGCGACCCGCTACAAGTTCGCGTAAAACAAACAATATGAAATCAATCTACGTTACCGAAATAAAGCTGGCGGCAATCCTGATTGCCTTTGGAGTTCCAAGGCGGGATTCAGATCCCACCACCTGCGAAATCAGGAAGGACTCCAGGGGCAATGATTGCAAGAAATACATGTTTTGGTTTGATGTCGGGAACGGCGTTCATTCCGAGATTGCCGAGAAGACGATTGCCGACTTTTCGGCGGCGAAGGATTGGGAGACTCTGAATCGGGACATCGAAGACCCGCTGTATTGGATGAAGGGGGTTCTTGAAAACAGGGACTCCATTGTCCACGAAATGCACAACAACGTCGAGGCCATGCGGGTGATCGAGGTGGGAGACAAGACCATCGTCATCGGACACCGAGCAAGCCAAGGACTCAAAGACAAAATGAAATCACTATTATGAAAACAGACGAACTAGACGACGGCATGTTCACGACATGGGAATTCAAGGGCGTGGAGATCAAGCCGCTTTCCTATGCGCGGAAGTGGCAGATTTCCAAGCTCGTCAATCTTGGGGACGGGACTCCCTACGACATGGCAATGGCGATCTTCCTGTTCGTTTGCAAGCAAAGCGACATCTCGAAAGGGATTCGCAACCCCGCTTACATTGACGCGAAGTTTGAAGAATGGATGAACAAGATCGAGTTGGAGTTTGACGACTTCAACGAGGGCGCTGGGAAGATGATTGGTGAGGTAATGGCTCACTCCAACAAGAACCGAGCGTCCCCCGTTGATTCAGACGACCCGAGCCTGATGGCCGATCCGTTGGGAAACTAATAGAGCCGCCCGATGCGGCGGCATACGTTGCGTTAATTTCAAGATACACAGGATGGACCGAGCAATTCATACTTTGGGAACTCCCCCTAGCGAGGGGGAACGCCTATTGCCACGCGTTCATGAGGATGCAAAACGTCAACACCGAGCCGCCGCAGGACAAAACCGAACTCTACAACCAGATTGATGAGATTTGACCCGTCAGGACTTGAGAGAGCGTTTGACCGCATGGAAGACGCGGCGAAGAAGCACGGCAAGACGATGGCGACCGATCAAGGGAACATGTTTCTTAAGGCCATGAAATCGGAGTCTTGGAAGATTGCGCCGACTCGCGAAACGCTAAGTGCGGTAGCGGAAAGGTTGAAGGGTCGGCTCAAGCGCAAGAAAGGCGTTACCCCAGCGAAGGAACTCGCAAGGCGCATGAGAGCAAGGGGGACGTTTGCGCGGGGGTGGGAGATCACCAAAGTGGAGAGCGCAGGCTTTCGCATCAGGATTTGGATGGAGGACAAGGCCAAGGAATCGGGCAAAGTGGACGATGAAAAGGGCGTGTCTAACCGAGCGGAGAAGATCACTGGCAAGTCATTCAAGTCGAAGTTGGACAAGTTGGCCAGCAAAGTAACAGGACTCTTTTAACCATGTCATCAGCAAAAGCCACAGGATACCTAGAGTTGAATCTAACTGGATTCGACCAAGCAATCGGCACCGCGAAAAAGGCGCTGGTCGGATTGGCGGCGGCATTCGTCACATTCAAGACGGCGAAGTATTTCACGGACGGGATTGCTGACGCGATCAAGTTTGGGAAAGAGATGCAGGTGGCGTCTAACAAGATGGGCAAATTCGACCCGGGCACGATGTTGATCGTCCAGAAGGCATTGCAGAATGCTGGACTTGGGGCGGAGGAAGCGCGGGGAGCAATGTCTGATTTCGTGGACAGCGGGCGGGACATTTCGACCATCTTTGGTGGGGTTGCCAACTATGCGGAGGCGTTGAAAAACGCGGCAGCAGACAGCGGAGAGCAAGCGGGGGTGTTGACTCGATCCGCGAAGGCGCTGCAAACAGTCTGGAACACGGTGGAATCCATCGGATCGAAGACGAGGACATTCTTCCTGACGATGACGGAGCAGTTTGTGAAGCCGTTGCAAGTCGTTCTGGAATACATCAACACCATAGACCTATCGGGCATTGGAACGTCCTTCGGATCAGGAATCGCCCAGGGGGCTAACATCTTGATTGGACTGCTGAAAAACGGAGACTTGTGGAAAGTGATGGGGACGGGGATTCAGTGGGCATTCTGGTCGGGGATTAGCGTTTTGCAGAGTGGATTGAAGCAGGCGATTGCGTTCTTATCAGGGGCATTCAATAGCATCATCAAGAGCTTCCAAACGAACCTTTTCAGTAATGACGTCATTGCTGTTATTAAGAGGGTGTTCCGAGGAGTCGGGGACATGATCGCTTCGGCTCTACTTAAAGCGACTTCGATGGCTCTAGGCGCAATGGGATTTGGATTTCAAGGGAAGTCCGAGAGGGTAGGACGGCAGGCCGACGTATACGGCAAAAATGCCAGTGACGCTTTCGAATCAGCGGGGAGGGTGATGGAAGGCATCGATTTTGGCA